GCATAGACCAGGAGGGCGTCGCATTGCTCTTTGATGGAGGCATAGTCGTTGGTCACCTTCAGGCCGGGAAGCTCTTTCTCGATGCACTCCTGAAACTCCCGGCTGGTCACGGCGTTGCGGAACGGGATGAACTCGACATTATGCCCTGCCTTCAGGAGCATCTTCATAATCGTCGTCACCGACCGGGCGCACCCGCCCCACCCTCTTGCCGTGGAGACGATCTTGATGTTCCTGCCCCTCACCGTCATCGGTTTCTCAATCTTGGCCTTGAGAGAGGGGTCGAACCAGGCGTAGCAGCGGTTCCCTCCCTTGGTCGGGCCGTCGAACTTGCCCTGAAGGTAGCGGTTCTGCCATGCCTGCTCCGGGGAGAACTGAGCGTCGTGGACCACCACGATCTTGGCGTGTTCAGAGGCGAGTCTGACCGAGTGTTCCCGGTTCACCCCGCCTGAAGGACCGTCCACGAAAGCCATGTCGTACTGCCCCAGCCCTGGAATGTCCTTGGCGTCCCACTTGCGAATGTCCAGGTCCGGCTTCTCCGCCTTGATCCGGTCAATCCAATGCCCCATCGTCTCAAAGGACGTGACCTGGGCCTTCTCTGAGAGCAAAAGGGTCGAAATCCCGCACCCGAACTCCAAAAGAGTCTTGACCTTGTTCTCAGCGATCAGCTTTTCAAGGTAAATGAAGTCGTTCTCAGTCGGTGAACTGCCCCCCAGCTTGAAGGCAAAGCGGGTCGTGTACCGCTTAACCCTGTCCGGGAGGTCGGAAACCGTTGGCAAAGGGGATGGAATAGGGATTGTAGTGGCCGGAATTGCCACTTTAAGGGGCGTTGGCACGATGTTCAGGTACTTCCTGGGGGTCGGGCCTGAAATCGCTCCCTTGGTCAACCTGCCGCCTTTATAGTACTTCTGAAGGGCGGCAGACACCTCCTCCGGCTCGATCATGTCCACGCACTTCGGGGTCGGCCCAGACCCCAGATGGACAAGGTTGGTGCAGGCGTTGATGTCACAATGCCAGCAAGCGGTCACGGCGCAGGGAAGGGTGCCGTCGGTGGCGATGTACCGATGTCCCGCGTAGCGGGTGAAGCTCACGGGCTCACGGGCTCCGGCAACCACCACCGACGGCTTCCAAAGGGCTCCGGCAAGGTGCATATGGAAGCTGACTAGCCCAATCGTGCCTTCAGCATGGAGGAACAGCTTGTACAGATCCCGTATGCCGGTCTGTTTATCTTCAGTCTTTCCCACATGGTCAACCACATTTGCCCCTTGAAGTCGGGGAGGATTGTCGCCCTTCGCTCCGATCTGGTAAAAGAGGACGTCCTTGTTCTGGTCGACGACTTCCTGCCATCTCTCGAAGGGGTACATCTTGCAGCCCCACCCCTTTTCCCCTCCAACGACGATGACCCAGTACGGGTCTTCGGTGATCCTGGGCGCATTGTATTCCTCCTCGGTTAGCCAGATATCGGGCCGGGAAGTCCCTTGCGGTATCGACAGACCGAGCGCTCGCTCAATGGACACCCTATAGGCGTTGGCAAAATGCCAGTCCAGGCGATTGCTCGCGTTCGTCAACCATCCCGGCCCAATCTTGATGACGTTCGTATCCTTCGGGAAGTGGGAAACGTCGATGTAGGGGAGGGGCTCTTTCCCTTCAGCCCTGGCTTTCTCCGAGACCTCGGAGCTGACAAACTGGGTCAGCGTCCGGTCAATGTAGGGGTTGTTGTCCCAGATGTGGGCGGCGGTGGAGATGACGTTCACCCGCGTCTTGGGATATGCTTTCGCAAAGTCCCTCACCCCGCAGGTGAACATGAGCATATCCCCGATCCGCTGCCGGTTGTGGAAGATGACCTCCTTCGGCGGCTGAACCTCTGTAGACTTTCGGGCGTAGCCCACGACCCCCTCTGCCTCCTCCAAAAGAGATTCCATGTGCTCCTTCTTCTCCAGGTCGCCGTGGACGTGGATATGGTCAGAAGCGTCTTTGGAGACGATCAGGTGGGCTTTGCGGGGAGCGTCCCATGCCTTCACCGGGTCTTTGCAGAACGGGCAGGAGTTCACCAGCCGCCCTCAATCTTGTCGCAGACGTAATCGACCTGGTCATGGGTAACGTGCATCCCAATCGGAAGGGAGAGGTACTTGTCCTCCACCTCTTTCATCACAGGCAAGTCGGCCTTCTTCCCGCCGAACACCCTGAAGGCGTCGTTGCGGATCTGGACCAGGTTCGTGTCCACGTCGGCCTCGAAGAGCATCTGGGCGAAAGCGTCCCGGTTCTCGACCAGGACGGTGCAGAGCCAGTAGGTGTTCCGCTTCCCGTCCACCAGCGTGATGCCGTCTTTCCCCTTCAGGCGGTCGGCGTAGTGATGGAACAGGTCCGCCCGGTGGGAGAGCATTCGGTCGTAGTGAAGTAGCCCAGCCAACCCCAGGGCGGCGGCGAGGTCGTTCATCTGCCTCTTGTAGCCGGGAAGCTCGATATCGAAGGTCATCTTCCGCTGGCGGTACATCTGCCAGTTGTTCGCAACCTTCTTCTCCCGGTCTATTCCGAACCAGCGCAGGAGCTTTGCCCGGTGGACCATGTTCTTGTCGGCTGGGACAAGCATCCCTCCATCAGCGGTAGTGAGGTGCTTGATCGCCTGGAACGAACACGCCGTGTAATCCCCGACAAAGATACCGAGCGCCTGGGCGGCGTCGGAAACGACAGGAACTCCAACATTCTCGACTTCCGCCCGGATGCCCCCGAGGTGGACTTGGACGACCGCTTTCGTTTTGCCATTGAGCTTTCTCCTCACGTCGGCAGGGTCAATGCACAAGGTGTCGGGCAGGATGTCCGCCCAGACGATCTTCACCCCGCGGTGAAGTAACGGAAGGTTGGTGGCGGTGCAGGTCAGAGGGGTGGAGATCACCTCATCCCCCTTCTTGAGCCCGATCAGGTCATAGGCGGTCTCAAGGGCGGCGGTCCCGGAGTTGACGGCAACGGCTCCGGGAACGGAGAATATCTTGCAAAACTCTTTTTCGAACTGGTCGACCTTCGGCCCTTGCCCGATAAAGCGGGAACGGAGGACTTCAAGCACATACTCCTCCGCTTCCTTCGGTATGAAAGGCCGAAACAGGTCAACTTCCATCAGTTCCCCCCAAGGGGGGAGAGGCCACACGCCCCTCCCCCCGGCAACCTGTTACTTGTACGTCAGCTCCACTTCGATGGTTCCGGTCACTTCCTCCCGGTCGAAGTAGATCCCCGTGTCGAACTCCTTGCCTTGCGGCCAATGCAACTGACGAGTTCCCTGCGCTAAGATGGTCGTGAAAACCACCTCCGCCTTGCCAGACTCATCAACTCCGTCCCTCAAAATACAGCGTTCTCCAGCAACCCCGCCTTTCCACGCGAAAGTCACCGAGAAGACGTATCCCTTCCCCGTCTTGATCAGCGTGTTGCCCGTCAAGACCCCCGACTCTGCCAGCCCTTGTATGCGTCCCATGTCTCAGCCCTCCCTTAAACAACGGCCTGTGAGCTGGACGAGGACGAGCTGCTGCTCCGCGAGGAACTCGACGACGAAGACTTGCTCGACGACGAGGAACTGCTACGCGACGAGCTGGAACTGCTGGAACTGCTGCTCGACCGCGAGGAACTCGACGAGGAACTGCTGCTCCGAGAAGAAGAACTCGAAGACCTCGAAGAGCTGGAACTCGACCGGCTGGAAGAACTCGAAGAGCTTGAACTCCTCGAACTCGACGAACTCGAAGAGCTGCTCGACCGGCTCGAACTCGAAGAACTGCTCGAACTCGACCGGCAACTCGACGAAGACGAACTCGAACTGGACCGGGACGAGGACGAACTCGACCGGCTCGAAGACGACGAACTCGAAAGCAGCACCGTGTCCGTAATACCGTAAAGCGAGAAGTAATCGGTATCCGTCAACGTGGCGTCCGCGTCCAAGGCGTCCAGGAAATCATTGAAACGATCCACCAGCAAATCAAGGAACTTGGCGATCGCGTCAGCGTAGTACCCTTGGCTCTTCATCCGAGCGTTCGGAACGTCCACCAGCTCTGCCACAACGGTCGTGGAGAACTTCAGGTTCGTGAAAATGGTCGTCCCGGCAATCCCGTCATCCGCCGCCACCGCGTCCATCGCGGCGTTGAAGTTCGTTGCGATCTCCTTGAGCAACGCGATCAAGTCCCCTGTGGGATACGCTCGGGGAGAAAGGTCTTTACGGGCCCCCGTCCCGATGGTGACTCCGGTAACGTCAAAATCGTTCTGCCAGGTGGTGTCCCCGGTGTCGGCGTCGAGCTTAACCAGAGTCGCCACCCAGTTGGGAACGAACTCGTTGAGGACGTTGAAAACGTCCGACCACCACCACCCGCGGTTCTCTACCCTGTTGGCCATTTGATTCTCCTGTAATTCAGGAAGGAGGGGGCGCTGCTCCCCAGCCCAACACCCCTCCCCCCCTCATGGTTTACAGTCTTTAGGCCGTGGAAGCCGCCGCAGACGCCGCGTACATGGTGATGACCCCGTAGTCAACCGAGTTGAACAACGGCTTGATCACCCCGAAAATCGCACCCACCGAGATGCCCCAGGAGTTGCCGTAGTCAAACGACTTCTCCACCCACTTCACCGGAGCGCCCCACGCGATCACACCCGCTTGCTGGCCGCACAGGATGTTCCTGGCGACGTTAGCCGACCCCGAACCGTCGTTCGTCCGGAACACGTACTCGTGTTCGTGGACCACGACCCCGTTCCAGGTTCCGAGAGCCCCAGAGAAGATCGGGTTCTCCTCACCGCGGGTGTTCGCGTCACGCTGCGCCTGAGCCCAGATCGGGTCCTGGCGAAGGTTCGTCGCGTCATACGGGTGCAGGATCGCGACGTAGTACTCTTTCCCGCCGACCCGCAAGGGTCGGATCATCGGGCTGGCGAGCTTTGCCGTCTGTTTTGCGGCGTCCAGCACCTTGGTGTCGAACTTCATGGCCGTGGTGATGGAGCCGATGTTCGCGGCACCGCCGGCGTAAATAGCCCGGGAAGAAGCAGCCGCCGTCGGCGTGTTGCCGAACGTCGACGTGGTTTTCCCGCACAACTTGTCCAGGATTTCCTGGTCAATGCGCTCCGCCCACCAGTCCGCCAGCCGGTTCTTGGCCGACATCCTCATGTCGTAAGCGTTCTTCTGCTCGTCCAGGTTCCCCGTCAACCGCACCGCATGGCGAAGCTGGTCGATGGCGACGTCCTCGTCGTAGTCCGTCATCGCCTCTTCGTTGGTTTCCAGGGTGCTGTCTCCGGTGATCCCGGCGTTCGCCAGCTTCATCCCAAGCCCGAAGGAGATGTTCGTCCCCTTGTTGGCCTTGAG